TCTCGACGCGCACGGCCCGCTCGACAGCGACCAGATCGACACCGCACTCACGATGCTCGAGGAACACGACCTGATCGTCCGGGGCGGCGGGTGGCTGACCGTCCGCCTCGATACGGAGTGGCATCGTCGCGTGATCGGTCGCGTCCTCGAAGCCACGGACGCGAACGATCCCGAGCCGCCGCAGGAGTTCATCGGGGCGCTGAACACGGCCAGCGATGCCGGGAGGGGCAGCGATGCCTGACGAGCGGACAACGCTTGGCGATCTCGACCTCGCCCCCGATGCGGAGGTCCTCAAACCAACGGCCCAGGGCACCCGGCTGCACCTGCCGGACGTGGACTGTCGCGTCGTCGCAGCGAGCGACTCGAGAATCAAACCGGTTCCCGTTGCCTCGCTGTGGGACGATACGCCGATCTGTGAGTACTGCCTCGATCGCGTCGAGTGGGGCGGGCCGGGCGGGTGGACGCCGCCGACTCCCGCAAGGAGGGTCGGGGATGACTGATGCTGCCTGCCCGGACTGTGGGCACTACGACGGCGAGGATCCGTTCGACGGCCGGCCGTGGCAGTGCGACAGCTGTGGCGCGTTCTTCCCAGAGCTCGCGTTCCGAGGTGAGGCCGATGCCTGAGGAGCCGCCGTGCTGCCCGGCGTGTACGACGGCGGAGATGGTCAGCCGCTACGCCGGCCCCGAGGCGTGGATCTGCTACGGGTGCTCGCGAACGTTCGACGCGGAGGCCACAGGATGAGTGAGGGCGAGACTCTCCCCGACGGCATCGAGCCGGACGACGATGTCTGGACCGTCATCAGCAAGCACTATTCTCGGGCGAGGCGCTCGTATCACGTCGACGCGAACTGCCACCACCTCAAAAACTCTCAAAGGAAATGCATCACGGCCGCCAAGGCAGTCCGCGACGGCATCGAGCCTTGCAGTTTCTGTGCGACCAGCACCCCGACGCACAACGGCGGCGGCGACACAAGCGTCCTGGAGGCCGTCCAGCAGCACGTCTACGAACAGACCGGCGAGGACCCACTCGCGGACGATCAAGCGTTCGGTGGTATTGATGACTGATGATCGACCGCCCGAGCGCGACCCGGATGCCGATCTCTCGCCTAGTGAGCGGTTTGTCTTACACGTGCTCCGTGAGCGTGGCGGTGAGCTCTCGCTGTCGACACTCCGCGACACGACTGGCCTCCCCGACCGGACGGCCCGCGATGCCGCCGAACGTCTCGAAGCAAAAGAGCTGCTAGAGCGGGAGAAGTGCTCCGAGGATCCTCGCCGGTATCGCTGGGCACTGGCTACGTAAGTGCGGATAGTGCCGATACCTGGTCCGCTTTTCAGCGTGGCTCTGTGAGATATAGCCAAGTCACTCGCTCCGTAGGTGCATCGCCACCAGTCCCGAACCGGGATTGTCTCCCAGCCGCGCGTTTCTTCGCATGAGTACCTGCTCACAGCCACTGCCCAGCGCCGTGTCGCAGCATCGCCCCACCGACCACACCCACGGCTCCGAAGCGCTCGAGTTGTTCGACGAGCTCCTCTTCGAGAATCCCGAGATCTGCTCGTCGTGTTTCGCGAAGATCCGAGACCGCGAAGAACACGATACGAACACCCTCGGCACCGGGAACCGCCCCACCGAGACGCTCGAACGGGCGGGGACCGGCACCGTCGGCTACGATAGCCGCGACCTCGACGCCTACGGGGCCCGCCAGGCGATGTACGCACGAACGTACTGCGGCGACTGCGGCTCCCCGGGTGGTCGCGACGATCCGCAACGAGACCGATCGCTCCAACAGCTCCGACGAGACTGCGACCGGATCGCCCGGCGGCTGCACGAGCTCGGCTACTATCCCGACGTCGCGACGCTGTATCGCGTCGCCGAACACCTGAAAACCGAGCCCGACTACCAGGGTCGCGACCGGGAGATCCTCGCCGCCGCCGTCGCGCTCGCGATCGACCGTGGAACTGAACGGACCGAGGGCACCGGCGGCCTCGAGCGCCCCGGCCCGCAGCCGGACTGCTGCCGTCGCTCTCTGTGACCACGTTACCTGACCCCCGACAGCCATGAGTACCACCACCCCAGACTGTGAATGCCCGCGTCAAGCGACGATCGAGACGCCCCGCGGGAACGTCCGCACCGGGGACGTCGTCGAGTGCGACGAGCGGATCGTCGGCTGCCGCCCCGTCGAACATGTCCGCGTCGCGATCGAGGGCCACACGCTCGAGATCCCCGAGGCGGACGTTCGGGAACGGCACTACTGACACGCACCTAGAGCCCCCGATGACCTGCTGGCCGACGTTCGGCAGCGAGGGTCCGCATCGCTCGGCACGCTGCTGCGATCCAGGACCGGTGCCCCACGCGTACACTGACATCGCTGTCCGACTTCGATCGCAGTCTCGACGGTCACAAACTGGCTCGTCGACGCCGTCGGTCACATCCGGTCAACGGATGCCCGATGCGCGCCGACGCGGGTTCGACTCCCGGTGACCGTCCTCCGACTTACTGCACCGTCGCCGACCACTGCGACCCCGACGAGTGCCTCACAAATGTCATGTCCACGTCATCGCCCCAACGCCGTTCGATCGTCGACTCAATTCGTGAATCGCTTAGAGACCACTTCCGGCGCGTCGATCACGCCTGCCGGGCACGCTGGGGGATAAGCGGCATGGTTTGGCGCGCCCTCGATCAAGTTGTCTCGCTCGGGGCACTCATCCTCGCCGGCTACGCGATCGATCAGGGCGGCGATCCCGTGTTGGCACTCACGCTCGCGATGGTCATCATCTCCGGCCCGAAGCTCGCCGAGTGGTGGCTGGTTCGCGAGGACTATGTCGACTACGAAGAGGTCAAACAGACCGAGAGCGAGAGTGATGACTGACCGCAAGACCAACTTCGACCGTACACTCCGAAAACTCCGCGGGCGGGAGCTCAATGACGAGGTCCCCTGGCCTAAAATCTTCGACCTCGATGACTAACCGCAAGACGATCACCATCGACGCCGACGTCCACGCCGACCTCGAGGCGCTGAAACAGGATAGCGAGTCCTGGAGCGACCTGCTCGCCCGGCTCGCAGACGATACGGGCGGCGCTCGCGGTGAACAAAATCTGAACACACTCACAGAGGCACACATCGACGACATCGCTAACGCGGCGGCCCGACGAACGCTGGAAGAACTCGAAACCGCCCGACGGTAGTCGGTGAACACGGTTGAACACATGCCCGACGGACTAACCACAATCGACGGCGTCGGCGAGGCCATCGCGGAGCAGCTGCGCGAGGCGGGCTTCGCAACCGCCGCCGACGTCGAGGACGCGACCGTCGACGAGCTCGCCGATGTCCACCTGATCGGTGAGGCGTCGGCGACGGCGATCCTTGACGGCGACGGCGAGGCGCACGGCGGCCGCCCATCGACGTTCACTGACGAGCTCGCACGGCGGGCGATCCAAGCTGCCGAGAAGGGGAAGAGCGAGGCCGGCATCGAGCGTGAAGTTGGTGTCGGCGATCGGACCATCTTTGGAGATGACGGTTGGATCGATCAGGGCCTCACGTACGAGGATGAGGCTGGCGAGGAGCGGGAGTTTTCCCGCGCTCTCAGGCGCGCGCGAGGCCGGGGCGAGGACGACTGGATCAAGCAGGGGCGCGACGACGACGGCGACTCCTCGTTTGCGAAGTTCATGCTCGCCAGTTCGTACGACTACAAGAAGACCGAGAAGCGCGAAGTCACTGGCGACGGCGGCGGGCCGGTGGAGGTCACGTTCAACGAGGAGGTCGTCGAAACGCCGTGGGAACCTGACGAGGGCACATGAGCACAGCCACTGCGACCACCGTCGAGTACAAGTGGACGAACTACCAGGCGTACGTCCGGGACACGCTCGAGGCCGGCAACGTCGATCTCGTCGCCCTCCGGACGGGCTACGGCGGCGGAAAGTCCCGGTGCGGCGGGCAGTGGATCCATCGCGGCGCCGTCGCCGATACCGAGGGCGTCGGCGAGAGCCTGGTCCTCGCGCAGGATTACCAGAAAGGCAAGTCGACGACGTACTCGGTCTTCTTCAAAATCCTGCCTGGCGAGGACACGAACCCGTTCAAGGACGGCGATCCAGAGAACAGCCCGATCGTCGAGACGTGGCACTCAAACGACAAACGCCTCGTGTACGTCACGGGCCACGTCGCATGGCTCGGTGGGGCGGACAAGTGGAACCGCTTCGCGGGTGGCGAGTACTGCCGTATCTGGTGTGACGAGGTCGGCCACTACCCGCCGAATACCGACCTCTACGAGCTCCACGAGATGCTGATCACGCGACAGCGGACAGAGGTCGGACCCAACACGACGCTGTGGACGTCGACGGGCAACGGCTTCAACCAGTTCTACGATATCACCGAGCGCCAAGTCACGGTCGACGACGAAGAGCTTCCGTGGGCCGACCAGATGGAGGTCGTCGTCGCGTCCACCGAGCATAACACGCTGCTTCCGCCGGACGGTCTCGAGAAGATCCGCCGGCAGTTCAAAGGGACGGCGAGGGAGGAGCAAGGGCTGCATGGCGGCTTCGCGGCCGCCGAGGGGCTGGTGTACGACGGCTTCACGCGCAACACGCACGTCGCCCCCGCCGACGATCTCGCCGATCGCCTCGCCGAGGGGCGTGCGATCTATGGCTACGATGCTGGCTGGAACGATCCACGCGTTGTCGTCGATGTCCGACAGACGCACACAGGGCAGTGGGTTGTGTGGGATCACTACTACCAGACGGAGTCCCGACTCGCCGAAGTGGTCGATCCGGACGACGCCCTCGAGGGCACTCGTGCGTGGATGCTGGGCCGCCCGGACGGCCCGGTCTACGCGGAGCACGAACCGTCGCACATCCAGCAGTTCCGAAAAGCTGGCTGGTCGGCGGTAAAGGCTGAGAAGAGCCTCGACGGCGGCATCGACCACGTTCGCGATCGTCTCTCAACGGACGAGGGGCGCCCCGGCCTCGTCGTCACCGAGCGCTGCACTGACTTGATCCAAGAGTTCCTCTCGTATAAGGAGGAACACGTCGGAAAGAACGGCGCAAAGGACCATGCACTTGATGCGCTCCGGTATGCGCTGTTCACGCACACGCCGGTTGAGCGTGACACTGGCCGCGACTTCGCACGATCCTTCTGACCCATGAATCAGCAAACCCAACGTTGTAGCGTCTGCGGCGACCCGCTTACGACCCCGTTCGAGACGTCACGGGGGCGGCATCGGGACTGCGGCGACGGGAGCGTGGAAAAATGAGTGATGAGACATCGGCCGACGGCGTCCGCGTCTTCGGCGGCGATGGGCGCCGGCGTGAGAGCGCTTGGGCGACGATCGACGACCCCAGCTGGAGCCACAGCGACGACTCGGCCGAGAAGGCCCAGAACAGCCAGCAGCACGACCCGACGGACCCCCACGAGAAACCGGACTACTACGACCCGCCGTACGATCCGACGAACCTCGCGCTGCTGAAGGAACGTCACGAGACGCACGCCCGATGTGTCGACTCGAAGTCCCAGGCCGTCGCCGGTCACGGCTTTGACGTCGTGCCGCACTGGTCTGCAGACAGCGATGAGCCCTCGGGACGCGATACTGTCGAGGACTTCTGGTACGGGAGCGACTCGCAGTGGCAGCTCGGCCCTGATCGTCTACCGGCGACGCCGGCGGATGTCCTCGAGCACGCCTGGGATGACTACGAGGCAGTCGGCTGGCTGGCGATCGAGATCTTGGTCAACTCGTCGACCGGGGAGCCAACGGGACTCGCTCACATCCCGGCCCACACGATCCGGGCTCGCAAGGACGCGCCCGGCTACGTCCAGATCGATCCTGACAACAACGTCATCGACGGCTACTTCGGAACTGCGGGCGATCGCTACGGCGATCAGCAGACCTTCATCGATGCTGATAACGGGGACATCGGTGACACGACCGGCGACGTTGGAACCGTCGCGAACGAGCTGCTCGTGATGCGGAACTACTCCGCACTCGCGCCGCACTACGGCACTCCCGATATCATCCCGGCCGCCCAGACGTTGTTCGGCGATGTGGCGGCTCGCAAGTACAACACGAACTTTTTCGAGAACGATGGGGTGCCGCGTTTCGCGGTGATCGTCGAGGGTGGCGAACT